TTGAACCTTGCTGTGAAACCGTCACCCCAATTTTGGGATATATTATGTATTAGTAAAAATCATCTAACCACTTAACCCGACGTACCGGGATCTTGTAGGAATATAGAAGTATGTATTATGTAATTTACTGTGTCGAACCACGACATGGGGGCCGCCAATTGCCTTTTCTTTAATCATTAACGCTACAACTTGACCGATGAATAGACTAGGTTTGATACCTTAATCTTTCAACTGCCTTTGATAAAACCCTATCATCAAAACCCACACTTATTTCAATCATGAATTTTCAATTACTAACGGGAAACAAGAGAGAAATTTGGCAAAGTGTGTCGGGCTATGCCCGTGAGCTATGCTCAAAAACCCTCCCTCAAATGGGAGCATGCCTTTTAGGCTTGGTGGTTGCCAAATCCCGGCAGACCATCACAAAACGATGGAACGATTCAGAAAACGCACCTTTTAAATTTTGCGCCATCTGCTTCATGAACCTATTACCAATTTTATTGCGAAAAGTGAATGTCGTTACCATCCCTTTACAGTTCCAGATCCTGTCCTACTACGAATATTTCAAGAATCTCGACTCGATTGTCCACATGTTTTGTGGATTTTTCATGTTGTTGTATTCTATGGATAAGACGCAGTGGCATCCTTGGATAAAGAACGTTGCCATCATTGTTTACGTGTTAACGTGGATCGGATGGCCCGATCTTGAAAGTGAGTCCGAAAAAGAATTTGCCCGAAGCAAGTACCAACGACAACTCAAAGCTCAGGAAAAGGAAACTATAAAGAACCTCAAACGAATGTTAAAAACGAAAGATCCCATTCAACAACGACGAATCCGCTTTGCGGTGGAACGCGCAGAAAAGAGATTTGAGTCACATGCTGAGATTACTAAGAAGTTTACTAAGTGGGAATTCGCGAAGGATATTATCTTATCGCAATGTTCTCATCCTAAAGCTAAACGTTTTCTCACCAGTGCTATGCTATGTGTTGTAACTGTAGTCCACACGGACAATTCGGTATCAGCCATTTCCTCTATTATGCAATTTGTCAACAGTGAATTTTCCTCAAATCAAGGAATGATCGCTGATTTATGGAACATGCTCATGACGATCAATGGAACTGAAGAAGTACCAGTAGAGGATTACGAAAAATTGAAGAGCCACAGTATTAAAGGCGATTTGATTACGAATATCCAGACCTATCAGAGCAATTGGGATCTATTCAAGAATTCTCCCGCATTTGGCAAGATGCACCGCTTTATGTGTGCTATTGTTGCTATGGGTTTACTTGAAGGGCGAGAATACGATTTTTCCATGGGAAATATCGAGTTATTCGCTATGGACACACGACAAAAGAGTATGAGTGCCATTGATGCATTAGATGCCATCATCCAAATGATGACGTATCTCGTTGAAAGTGGTGCTTATGCCTTCCAATCCAACTCACTCAAACCATTTTTGTTCGACAACAAGCTTGCTGCTGAAATTGACCACGACTTCTCTTGTTATGGTCCTATGCTCGATCATGTTGTTACAGGAAATCTACAGCTCATTTACAACCTTTCTGAAAAAGAATTAGAGTCAAAGCTTACAGATTTAATGGAGAAAATACGTCGCGCCATGGAGACCACAAAAGGTTTGCCATACACCATCTTGCAACGCAAGAAGGAAACTGTCGCACGTTGGATTGATCGTGTTATCGATGCCAGAATCGCATGTGGAACTCGGGAAGCACCATATTCCCCAGTACTTATTGGTGATTCAAATATTGGTAAAACAACCCTCACTCAGATTTTCGCACGAGAAATAGGAGCCAGACAAGGTTTCAATACTAGTGCTCGCTATCAATCAGTCATTCAAGGGAACGACAAATTTTGGACCTCTTACAAAGGTTATACTGAAGTTGTTATACTTGATGATTTCGGAAACACAGTTACCGATTTCATGACGGAAGATGAAGGAACTAAGCAGATTATGATAAAAAATAATCAAGTCTGCTATGCTCCCAAAGCTGGAGTTGAGGAAAAAGGAAGGGTACCTGTGCAACCCAAACTTATGCTCATTAACACTAATAATCAAACGATGTTGTCTGAACTTTCTGTATGTCCTTACTCGCGTTACCGTCGTGGTGACGTGTATATCCGTGCTTCTGTTAAGCCGGAATTTGCGCGAGAATTACAAACGCCTGGTCAGACCCCAGTGTATGCGAATGAAGTTGATGATGTTAAAGTGCAGGCCCATTTTGGAAAAACAGATGAGGATGGAAATTTCACCCTCACGTATCCAACCCTGCCGAATATGTGGAACATTACATTGCAAAAACCATATGTTCGTGAAGCTGAACCCGATCCCCAAGAAATTTCCGGATATGGCAAGAGAGCCGTGAAACCATTGCAACACATTGGTTGGAAAACACTTGAGTATGATTTTGAAGATACAGGCACAAAACTTTGCCATAATCTCGATATCATGGAGGCACTTGATGCCGTGTGTGGATTTGCTTCAAAATTCTATCGATCACAAAAAAGTATTGTTGAAATGAATGTACGAATGGATGCTGATTATTCTGCCTGCACATGCGGGTGCAAGAAAAGTGTTGCTTATTGTACTGCCGTCCGCCAAAACAAACAAGCTTTCATTGACGATCTCAAACAGTTTGTCGAAGAAGAAAAGTTAGTTAGTCATGGTGTATTTGAATACTCTGCCAGTTTGTTAGCTACCTATATTTGGAAATACAGCTTTCAACTCGTTGCGGATTTTCAACGACAATTATTTGATATCGAGTACACAATTACCGAATATGCAACCAAATATCTAGTACAAAATTACAATCAATTGTACAAAGATGCCATGTTTGAATTAATTACCTGGATCCCCTTTAAGCTTGATAGCGATTTGTGGTATCACAAGAAATTTATTGATCTCATGTTTGGACGGGAATTGAAATCACGTTGCCTCTTGAAATTGAGGTGGCGCGTGTTCTTCCCAGTTATTGTTGCATTTTTGAGTACCGTTTGCGTAAGACTTTATGGGCATTATTACATGTATGTGATCTTCAGTTGGGGATCTCTTTATACATTGTTTGTTGCGTTGTCAACATATACCAATTTAGTCTCAATTGCAAGAAAGGAGTTAGAGGATGAACTTAGCAAACGCGTGGATTCCCTCACACCCCTCGCAAAAGAAACGCGTGAACAATATGGACGAAAGTTAGCTGCCGGAGTTGCTGGTGTTGCCGCTGTCATAGTGGCAATCAAAGTGATTTGTAAGTTACGCGAATTCGCAACAAAAAATGATTCTGCGAGTTTATTGCGTCCAATTTCCATTGATGATATTACAGCTCGAAATAATTTGCCTAATGAATGGGCCGGTTCGACTGTTACTCAATCATACGAGAAAGGAACTGCTACAATTGAACAACTTGCCACTCAAGCTTCAAAGAATCTCTTTTTCCACACTGTGGAGGGATCTACTGAAAAAGCTACGAGTTTATGCACTGTTTTGTGTAATGGCGTTGCAGCAATTCCAAAACACAACTTGGTTGATGGATGGTGTAAAATGAGAATGTTCCGAGACAAGTGGTATGTTGATATTCCACTCGACGCTGGAAATACATATTTGTGTCCTAATAAGGATGTTGCGCTGATTTATAGTGCAAAGATCCAGGGACGCGATTTGACGCGTCATATTCGTTCGGAAGATACCAATACATCATTTGCACGATTATTTTCCTCACCCATGAAGTTGGTGAGTTTGAAGAAAGATTCTACCGTAGTTGCCGAACAAGATTTGGCGGCAAACTGGTACAGTTGCATCAAAGCCACGGAAGGTGAATTTCCTGGTTGGAGATACATGATGAAAGAACAATCATATCATGGTCTTTGTGGTGCTGCATTAATCATTCGCGATCAATCAAAACCCATTTTTGGTGGTATTCATTTAGCTGGAAACGAAGTGAGCGGAGCGGGGGCTAGCATTTGCCAAGCAGATCTAGCTGCATTCCGTGCATACGTTAAACATTTGCCTGATATTAGTGACCAAGGCAATTTCCCCACTGCAATAGTGGGAGATAGTGAAGCTGTGCAGAAAGGTACACAACCACATGAATCATCCCCTCTTTTATGGAGTGAAGGTGATCATCACTACTCATACATAGGACAATGTAAAGGAAAAGCATCCTTCTACTCCTCTGTACGCCCAAGTTTGATAACGAAAACAGTTGAAAAATATACTGGAATACCAAACAACTTTGGCGCGCCACGAGCGAAACCGTGGTGGAGACCTTATCACTTGGATCTTGAAAAACGATCTAACCAACCCATAGGCTTTGGGATTGGTGAATTGCGAGAAGCAGCAAGTGAATATGTTTCGTCCCTTCATGGTGCATTTATGTCAAGTAGTCGTGATGTCAGAGATTATTTTGTGAAGAAACCACTTACCCGACAACAAGTTTTATTCGGAATAGATGGTTATCGATTTATCGATCGTATGAAATTTTCTACTGCTATTGGTTTCCCCTATACAGGCGCAAAGAAGAAATTCTGCGTTTTGGAAGGTGAAGACATTGTTGATTTTGAACCATGGGTTTGGGAAGAAGTTGAAAAAGTTCGAGATGTTTTACGTAGTACTCGGCGCGCTTATCAAGTGTTCAAAACTTCTCTCAAAGATGAAATAACCAAGCAATTCAAAGAAGATGGTGAAGAGAACAAAAAGGTTCGTGTGTTTACATGCGCCCCAATTACCCTCCAGATCCTAATTCGAATGTATTATTTGCCAGTTGCTTCTATTATGTCCCACTTTCCTTTGGTTAGTGAACAGGCAGTTGGTATTAATGCTTCTGGACCCGATTTCCATGAACTGATTTCCTACATTAAGGAAAATGGTGATAAGACTGGGTACGTTGCTGGTGATTTCTCAAAATATGACCTTGGCATGTCAGCAGATGCGATACTTGCCGCTTTTAAGGTCATGCGCGATTTTGCGCAGAATGCTCTACAATACACTGACGATGACATACTCATGATGGATATGATAGCTAATGAAGTTGCTAATCCTGTGATTGCGTACAATGGAGATATGATCCAAATGACTGGGTCTAATCCATCTGGACAAAACATGACTGTGTACATCAATGGTATTGTGAATTCGTTGTATCATAGATGCGTCTTTAATAGATTGCAGAAAGAACACGGGTTCCCTGGAACTTTCACTAGTGAGTGTCGAGCAACATTTTATGGTGACGATAGTTTATTTGCTCCAAGTGAGCACGTAGCGAAATACGTACACTTTAACTCCCTCGCACGAGTTTTCAAAGACGTGGGAATTGGGTACACACCTGCCAACAAAAGTGAATCTGCACCCGATCTCATTCCGATCACAGAAATTGACTTCTTGAAAAGGAAGCCTATCTATAATCCTGATTTAGGTGCCTATATGGGTGCTTTGGATTTCGGATCGATGGTCAAGTCCTTGCATTGTTCTGCGAGTGACACTCTCCCTCCTGATGTCGCTGCTTCTGTAAATCTCGATGGTTCTATACGTGAAATGTTTAATCACGGAAAAGCCGAGTATGATAAGTGGCAATTGATTGTCAGTGATATTGCAAAAGAGCATAACTTGACGGAGAACATCAACAACCTCGGTGTAACATATGAACAATACCTAGCCAGTTACAGGGCAAAGTATTTGGAGACCGAAACCGACTCTGAGTTCGCGTAACTCAAGTCCCGCCCTCGGAAGGCATTAAACTCATCGTAAGTGCGGAACACTCCTGCATTTATGCTAAAGAAGTGTATTTGTGTACTGGTTACCAGTTGCATGTTGGGGAACTCACACCCATTTTGTAGTTAGGCTTGCACATCTTAGGTTCGAAGTGTTTTTACACTTGGGCTCGCCACCCACAAACGTGTGTCACCTCTGATTGGTTGATGGGCCGATTGGAGTAGTGATTTTTTAATCCATTACCAATTTTCTACATATTATTTTATATTCATATTTATTTTTACGTATCATTTTTACATTTATTAGGTTACATACAGAACATGGATTCTTAGAAAAATTAGTTGAGGCATGTATATATCAAAAATTGACCTCACACGCAGAAGTTGCAGTTGCCAACACCGAGAAACAAACGATTACCCATTTTGAGGATTTAGATCCAGGGTACTCAGCTGTTATCGGATCGCAACCAGACGAAACATTTGATTCAATAGAGACCGCTGATGCGGATCTCTCCAAATTTTTGTCGCGCCCAGTGCGGGTTTTCTCGACGAGGTGGTCGAGTACAGCACCGAATGGTATCAACGGAAAATTTAATCCGTGGAAGTTGTTTTGCGAAAATCCAGCAGTTAATGAGAAGATTAAGTATTACAACAACATATCAGGGACATTACACCTCAAATTCCTCATCAATGGTAACTCATTTACGATGGGAAGAGTTATGGTCTCATATAACCCGGTGAAATTCCAGGATAAATTGGATCTAGCAAATGTGTTCACACACGACTACGTTTTATTGTCGCAGCGTCCGCATATCCTACTCAACCCGACCACAAATGAAGGTGGTGAAATGAAATTACCTTTCTTCTATTACTTCAATTACATGAACGTTCCTCGAAAGGAATGGGATGACATGGGAGAGATTCTTATCTCAAACTTGAATTCTCTTTTTCATGCAAGCGGAGAGCCTATTTCAGTGTCTATTACAGCGTATGCGTATATGACTGATGTTAAGTTGACAACACCGACAGCGTTATTATCGCAATCATTGTTAGAGTCACATTCAAAAAAGAAGAAACACACAACAAGTGTGAAGAAAGATGAATATGGCACTGGAATTGTGTCAAAACCAGCAAGTGTGGTGGCGGCTGCCGCCGGGTGGTTAAAAAACGTACCCGTCGTAGGCCCCTACGCTCGTGCTACTGAAATGGTAGCAAGTGGTGTTGGTGATGTAGCTAAACTTTTCGGTTATAGCAGACCAAACGACATCACAGGTGTAAAGGCTGTCAAGCCAGTTTTGGGGAGTGCATTTGCAACTACGGATCAAACGGATTTAGCGGTGAAGCTTACGTTAGATTCAAAGCAAGAATGCACAATCGATTCCCGGACTGTTGGTTTAGATGGTGATGATCAAATGAGTATCTACGATATCGCACAACGGGAAAGTCTTCTCACACAATTTGATTGGCGAACTTTCGAATTAGGAGATTTACCTGGAGATGTTTTAGCGAGATTCAATGTTACCCCATCAATCTGTAATGAAATGCTAAATGGACAAGAACTATTTATGCCTCCAATGTGTTTCATGTCACAGATGTTCAATTACTGGCATGGAAGTATTATCTATCGATTTCAAGTAGTTGCGTCCCAATTTCATAAAGGACGTTTACGAATTCAATATGATCCCAACATTTCAACATCAACAGATGAGAATAAACAGTTCACTGAAATTATAGATATCGCAGAAACACGCGATTTCGAAGTGAAAGTTGGTTGGGGTACCGGTTATCCTTTTCTTGAAATTGGAAAGGCAGGTGAAATAAACGGTACTATTTACAAGCAGTACAGAATTGGTCATGATAGTCTACCAATGACTTACGCCAAGTGTAACGGACAGCTTCAAGTGTCTGTACTCAATGAACTCATTGTTCCTGGGACGCCTGCAACAGCGCCCCGAATCCAAGTTAACGTTTACGTGAAGGCGGATTCTGACATGAAGTTCGCGGTTCCGCGATCGGACCTTATTCAAAATCTATCGATCGCACCCCTAGTATCGCAGTCGATGTTTGAACCTCTGGAATCACATAATGAGGTAACAACAGATGCAACAACGGACCACGGCTCACATGAAAATAAGCCTGGTGAAACCCAACAAATTTCCTTGAATCCTGGCGATTCGGATACAGATACTATTCTGGGTATCTTGTTTGGTGAGCATGTTGTATCATTACGACAATTATTTAAGCGATACGCCTTTCACACAGCATGGCGCTTACCTGCAGTTGCTTCTGGCGCTCTCCGGACCAACACAATCCGAA